TACGAGATGTGTGTTCGTGACTGGAGTTCAGACGTGTGCTCTTCCGATCTGAAAAGTTAGAAATATCGCAAACACTCTGTTGTTTGAACCTAATAGAGAAGAAACATTAGAGAAGTTTACAGCTCTTGTGAATCCAATCTTGCAAAGAGTACAAGAACAAAGTGGTGTTGAGAGATATAAAGCAGTTATTGATACATCTACAACGACGCAGGCAGATGTTGAAAACAATACAATTCGTGGAAAGATATTCTTACAACCCACACGTTCAGTTGAGTTTGTAGCACTAGATTTTGTAGTAACAAATGCTGGTTCAAATATTTAGTGAATAGATATATAATATAGATTAAGGAGAATAAAATGGCAGAAACGCTTTCAGTCACTGATATGTTACCTAATAAGTTTGAACCAAAAAGAGGTTATCGATGGGTTCTTTCTATTGAAGGTATCGACTCATTTTTAGTTACAACCACAAAAAGACCAGATATTTCTATGTCAGCCCAAGATATTAAATTTATCAACAGTTACAGAAAAATTTCTAACGGTAAAGGGGTTTGGGGTTCAATTAATGTAGACTTACATGATCCAATCGCTCCTTCAGGTGCTCAACAAGTAATGGAGTGGATTAGAACCCATTATGAATCTGTTTCCGGACGGTCTGGATACGCAGATTTTTATAAACGTGATATCCAATTAAAAATGTTAGATCCAATCGGTACAGTTGTTGAATTGTGGGATATTAAAGGTGCACAAATTACTAGTGCAACTTTTGGTAGCTTATCATATGATGGTGACGACATTATGAAAATTAGCTTAACTCTTGAAGTTGATAATTGTGTGTTACAATTCTAATTAACAAAAGATTGCTTTTACGTATCTAATAAGCCTCTGTATATTTTACAGAGGTTTTTTTATTAAGGAGATGGTATGAGCAGTGTTTTGCATTCAAGCAATGTAATGAAAGATGAATTTGGTTGGGAGGTGCCTGTCGAAAGTGTACCTTTGCCGTCAAAAGGGTTGATATACTCGCCAGATAGTATTTTGTACAATACTGAAACACTACAGATTAAAGCGATGACAGCACTAGAAGAAGACATTCTTTCTAGTCAGGCGTTTATTAAAGAGGGAACAGTTGTTGAAAACTTGATTAAGTCCTGCTTGATAAACAAATCTATCGACGTGAATAATTTAATAGCTGGAGACAGAAATGCTTTAATGGTGTCAATTAGAATTACAGGATACGGAACAGACTATAAAGTTAATCACACTTGCAAATCTTGTTCAAAGTCAAATGATTTAAATATTGACTTATCTGGTTTAAAAATCAAAAGATTGACAGCTGAACCGAAAGAACAAGGTAAGAATTTATTTTTCTTTGACTTACCTGTCACTAAGAAAAGAGTGGAGTTTAAATTTTTAACGGGTCATGACCAAAATGAAATAGAGACCAAAGAAAAAAGAATGAAAGAAATTGGCATGAAAACTGACGGCTCAATAACGTCTTATTTAGAAAATGTAATTGTTTCCGTTGATGGTGTATCAGATAAAAACAAGATTCATCATTTCGTTAAAAATATGCCTGCACGTGATTCTAGAGTTTTAAGAAAATTTATTAGGGAATCTGAGCCTGGTATCGATATGTCTTGGGAATATAATTGTAGTAACTGTGGTACTCACAATAATTTTACCATCCCAATGACCTCCGAGTTTTTTTGGCCCAGTACATAGTTGGAGAGAAAAAATCTTAGAGGAATTCTTCGTCCTCCAACTCCACCTCAACATGTCATACACAGAGGTGCATAAGTTACCAATCAGATACAGGCGTTGGTTTCTTGATAGATTATTGCGCCATTTTCAAGAAAAGAATGAAAAAATAGAAAACATTAGAAATGGCAATAATCAAAGCAGCAATAACACGGCAAACAACAACTTGAGCATGCTAAACAAGTTTGAAAATCAAATAAAAAGTCGAATGTGACATACTTATACAATAACAGTTGGGTAATTTTATGACACAAGAAGAAATGTTAGCTGCCATAACAAAAGCAATTCAAGACGGTTTTGCTTCTATACGAGATTCTGAAACACCACCGAGTAGGGATCCAGGACCACCTCCTGACAGTGAAACACCCACACCAACTCCAACACCCACACCATCTGATAATTCTGGTGGAGGAAACAATTCTGGTGGAGGAACTTTCGATGGCTTGAAAGACGCTCTTAAAAGTGGTACAAATACAGCGTCTGGTACAGTTGGTATGCTTTTAGGTTCGGGTATTGAATCGGGTAAGGCAATGCTCAATGCCCTTGCTCAGCAGAATGAATTCATTGATGAAAATCGTCGATATTTAAGAACCATACAAGAGGGATATGGTGGTATTACAGACGAACAAATTCGCTCTGGAGAAGCATTGGAGGGCGTTGCAGGGCAAGCATTAGAAGCTAGAAAAAATCTGATGTTAGTTTCAGCCGGACAAAAAGAAGCCGCGTTAGAAATAGAATCAGGTGCGCTTAAAGGCACGAACGCAATGAGGATGGTTTTCAAAAACTTTGTAGATGCTGCTAAATTGTATGATGAAAGTTTCGCAAATCTTGTTGAAAAAAATACAATGGCAGCTCAATCACTCCATAATTTGGGTCAAGCTGAGCGGGAAAGAATATCGATATTAATGAAAAGAATGAAAATTGATAGTCAATCAATGTCAACAATGCTACAGAGGCAGTATGCTTTTACAGGTGAAGCTAGTGCAGGAATATTCGAAGATATCGCAACAGTTTCTACTAGTTTGTCTAAGTCAACCGGAGCTGCCGCAGAAGACTTAAAGAAAGATATTATTGCTATTATGGAAGACGTTGAAACGTTTGGTGATATTGGTGTTGATTCTGCAGGTAGAATTGCTGGAGCTTTGAAACAGCTTGGTGTCGATTTTCAAACATTTAGTAACATGACTAGTCAATTCATGAATTTTGAGACAGCAGCAAGTAAAATGGGAGAACTTTCTGCAATGTTTGGTATCCAAATGGATGCAATGGAAATGACATATCTTGCGAATGAAGATCAGGAAGAGTTTCTATTTAAGCTTCGCGAAGATTTATTAGACGCCGGCGTTGATGTTGAAAATATGTCTAAGGCTAGACAAAGATTCTTGGCAGATCAGGTGGGTGTGAGTGTGACACAACTCCAAACTTTCATGCGTGAAGGTGAAATGATGGCTGACCAAGAAGACATGTTTGGCGCAACTGAGGCTGCCAAAGACATGGATGGTCTAGCAACTGCAATTGATAACTTTGGCGGTGCGTTTGAGGGTGCAACCAAAAATGCGGAAGATTTAGCGAAAGAAATGAGAACAGGTGTGATTTTACCTCTAGAACAAGACTTAATGCGTTTAAGAGGCGTTGGTGAAAAAACAATGTTGGCAATTCAACCTAAAGTACCGAAAGAATCGATTGATAATTTTAGAAAGTCTATTAGTTTAGAAGCAAAAGCAATCGAAAGCCAGATAGGCAATATCAAATTAGGTGTTGAATTTATGAATGAAGGAGCTGAAGGTTTGGCAGGTCTACTTAATAAAGGGATATCAGCAGGTGAAAATTTATTTGGCGTGGGTGTTGAGGCACAACACGAAGTCACAATTATTGGTGATGCAATGACAACAGAACAGATTAATTTGCTCAGTAATGAATTGGCAGTGTTAGGATCTTCAGATATTCAAACAGAAACACAAATACAAAACATGCTAAAGAATTCAGGACTTCAACAAGAGCAAATTGACAAGGTAATTAGTGAGTTACAGTCTCAAAAAGAGATAAAAGTTAAAATCGACCTTAGTGCTAAAAACTTAGGTGACAAGATATTTGAGATTAAAGAATCTGAAGTTGGCGGAAAATTTGTGGTTACGGAAGACTAATGAAAATAGAAGATTTAAAACAAGAATTGTATGGATACTTGGCATCACAGAAACTAACTGAAGATGAGATTAAAGTTGTCGATATTTATATAGAGAACTTATTGAAAACATTTGATAAAGTTTTAGAAGCTCAAGAAAAAGTTTTAAACAATTCTGAGGAATTGGAAAAGTTTAAAAATCTTGTCCTTGAGAACATGGAAAAAGGAGACTAGAATTGTCTAGAGAAACACGCGAAACCCTTAAAGATTTTTTGACTTCAAGAGGTAGCACTTCAGATAGAATATCTATGACTAGAAAAGAGTCTCCTGATGGATTAGGTGTTGAGCCGGGAACAGGTGAGGAACTTTTAGACTTAGTAAATGAAACTAAAGGGTTGCTCGGTGATTATCTAAAGTTTTTAGTTGACAACTCTTCAAACAATTTTAAAATAAAAGGTGGTAATGAACTGGCATCGAGCAGTAAAAAAGGTGATGATTTAGTACTTGCTGATTTGCAAGGTGCTGAGAACGTATTTGTTGAGCAGGGTGGATTACTAAAAAATAAACTTAACGAGAACAGCAATAGTAAAATGTTTGACGACTCTGGAACGCCACTATCTTCAATTGTTGACAAGGTCGGAAAAAATTTCTCAAACCATAATACACTTAAAGATATTGAAGGGAGAGAATTAAGTAAAGCTGGTAATACTTTAGTTAACCCAAATGGTGAAAACAATAACGT